GTACATACCATGTTAGCTATACTAATTTTGACGGTAGCTCGACAGCAACAACAACAGTAGATTTAAATGAAAGTGGTACTACATCAACCACGACACTGGATTTTAATTTTACTACAGATGAAGTAATGGCATTAAGAATTTGGTCACCACGTTTGGGTATCGGCGCCGGAAGTGGAAGTGGTTTTCCTTTTTATGAGGCTACGATTATTAAATCAAGTTCTTTATACACTGGGTTTCCTCTACTTACAAGTGTGCTAAAATCAACATAGTAAATAAATAATCATAAAACAAGTGATATTAAAAATAACAAAAATATTATGATAGGAAATAAAATTGGAATACCATACAAAAACAAGTGATATTATAAATACACACAATAATAACAATTAAATTAAATTAAATGAGTAAAATAAATAAAGAACATTTAGACACTATAATAGAGCAACAAACTAGGTTAAATAAAGCTTTAACTGAAATTGGTGTTGTAGAAGCTAGAAAGCACGCTATGTTGCACGAGATGACTAGTGTAAATCAAGAAATTGAAGATTTTAAAAAAGTTTTAGAAAAAGAATACGGACAAGTAAATATAAATCTTGAAGATGGTTCTTATACTGAAATAAAAGAGCTAGAATAAACTAATGTCTAGTATTATAAGAAAAATTAGTATAGGTTCTGATTACAAAAACGATGCTATGCATTATTCTGTTGGTCAAGAGGTTTATGGTGGACACACGATATGTAATATATTAAACAATGAAAATAGTGGTGAATACTCTATTTATATAAAAAAGAATGAAGAGGTATTACCATGGAAAAGGTTTAATAGTAATATGGCCATAGCAGTTGAATTTGACTTGAAGTACTAATGAAAAGTCTTTATCAATTTATTGTTAAACCTTACAAGAAGAGGTATGACAATACTACTAATATTGACGATAAGGAACTGATACTCAATACTAGTATAGAAGATCATAAGTTTGTAAGTAAAAAAGCTGTAGTTGTTTCTACGCCTGCAGCTTTTGATACTGATGTAAAAGTAGGTGATATAGTATATGTTCATCATAATATTTTTAGAAGATACTATGATATGAAAGGTAAAGAAAAAAATTCATCTACTTTTTTCAAAGACGAATTATATTTCTGTAGTGTAGATCAAATATATATGTATAATAATAGGTGTCACTTAAACTATTGCTTTGTAAAACCTATTAAAGAAATAAACACTCTTTACACTAGAAAAGAAAAAGAATACTTTGGTATATTAAAATATTCTAATAGCTCTTTAGAAGCTATAGGGTTAAAACCTGGAGCGTTGATTGTGTTTACTCCCAACTCAGAGTTTGAGTTTATTATAGAAGGCGAACGCCTTTATTGTATGAAATCTAATGATATAGCCGTAACACATGGATACGAAGAAAACTAAGAAAAAAATTATTGAAGCAGGTCAAAGAGCTATTGATGAGTTAATTAAAGTGGCAAAAGAAAAGATAGTAGATTCAGACGATGATGTTTCAGCTGATAGACTTAAAAACGCTGCGGCCACTAAGAAATTAGCTATAATGGACGCTTTTGAGATTTTAACAAAAATCAATGAAGAGGAAGAAATGTTAAATGAAAAACCTAAAGAGAAAAAAGAAGAAAGATCTTTTAAAGGTTTTGCAGAAGGACGTAGCAAATGACTTACAATCAAACGCTTTGGCATGAGATCAAAGACTATGTAAATCCTAAAATATTATCTAAAAATAATAGATATAAAAAATGGGAGTATGGTTATAATGCTGACTATGACTTTATAGTAATTAGTAAAACTGGACAAATTGGACAGATCATTGAAATTCAAAACCTCCGTATTGCTTTACCAAAAGCAGACAAACCTTTTAAACGAAGCGAAAAGAAAGAGGAACAATATTGGGAACAATACGAATACCCAAAAGAATTAAAAAGAATTAAAAGTAGGTTTGATTGGGATGAATATCCAAGTGATTTTAAAGAAGAATGGTACGATTATATAGATAATGAATTTAAAAGAAGAGATGAAGGGTATTGGTTTTATAACAACGGCAGCCCTACTTATATTACAGGTACTCATTACATGTATTTGCAGTGGTCAAAAATCGATATCGGAGCACCTGATTACAGAGAAGCAAACAGATTATTCTTCATCTTTTGGGAAGCATGTAAAGCCGATAGCAGATGTTATGGAATGTGTTACCTTAAAAACAGACGGTCTGGTTTCTCCTTTATGTCATCGGCAGAGCTTGTTAACCAGGCGACTATATCTTCAGATGCCAGATTCGGTATCCTTTCAAAATCTGGAGCAGATGCTAAAAAGATGTTCACAGATAAGGTTGTACCAATATCCGTTAACTATCCGTTTTTCTTTAAGCCAATTCAAGATGGTATGGATCGTCCAAAAACCGAACTGGCGTATAGAGTCCCAGCTTCGAAGCTTACTAGACGTAAAATAGAGAGCAATGAGCAGCTTAGAGAACTAGATGGTTTAGATACTACAATTGATTGGAAAAACACAGGTGACAACTCTTATGATGGTGAAAAGTTAAAAATATTAGCGCACGATGAAAGCGGTAAGTGGGAAAGACCTGATAACATATTAAACAACTGGAGAGTTACAAAAACTACACTAAGACTAGGGCGTCGTATCGTAGGTAAGTGTATGATGGGCTCAACTTCAAACGCATTAGATAAAGGTGGAAACAACTTCAAAAAACTTTACACAAATTCAGACGTTAGAAAAAGAAATAGAAACGGACAAACATCTTCTGGCTTGTACTCTCTTTTCATCCCTATGGAATGGAACTACGAAGGATTCATGGATACTTTTGGATTACCTGTATTCACTACGCCAAAAAATAAAACAATCGGAAGAGACGGTGTTGAAATTACAATCGGAGTAATTGAACATTGGGATAATGAAGTAGATGGTCTTAAGTCTGATCAAGACAGTTTAAATGAATATTACAGACAGTTTCCCAGAACTGAAGCCCATGCATTTAGAGATGAAACTAAGAACAGTTTATTTAATCTAACTAGAATATATCAACAAATAGATTACAACGAGGAAGTAAACAATTTATCCGCTACAACAAAAGGTAGCTTTATGTGGAGTAACGGAATTAAAGACACATCGGTTGTTTTTGTGCCAAATAGAGATGGTAGATTTATGATATCTTGGGTTCCACCTAAAAATCTTCAAAATAGAGTGATTATAAAAAATGGTGTTAAATATGCGGGCAATGAACATATTGGAGCGTTTGGATGTGACAGTTACGATATTAGTGGCACTGTTGACGGTAAAGGTTCCAATGGATCGCTACATGGGTTAACTAAGTTTAGTATGGAAGATGCACCACCTAATCACTTCTTTTTAGAATATATTGCTAGACCACAAACAGCTGAAATATTTTTTGAAGAAATATTAATGGCTTTAGTATTTTATGGTATGCCTATACTTTGTGAAAACAATAAACCTAGGTTTTTATATTATCTAAAACGAAGAGGTTATAGAGGTTTCAGTATGAATAGACCAGACAAAGTTTGGAATAAATTATCTACTACAGAGAAAGAAATAGGTGGAATACCAAACTCAAGCGAAGATATTAAACAAGCACATGCGGCTGCTATAGAGAGTTATATAGAAGATCACGTAGGAGATTTAGGCGGTAAATTAGGAGATATGTATTTTCAAAAGACTTTAGAAGACTGGGCTCAATTTGATATAAATAATAGAACAAAGCATGATGCTTCTATAAGTTCAGGTTTAGCTATAATGGCTTGTAATAAAAATAAGTACAAATAATAAAATAAATGCAAATACAAACTTATAATGGCAGTTCGTTTCCTGATCAGGTAGTACCTGAAGAGGTCAAGCAGAGTATAGAGTATGGTAGACAAGTTGGTAGAGCTATTGAAGGTGACTGGTTTAGTGGTACTAGATCAGGTGTTTCAGGTAGATTTAATACTAACTATAATACATTTAGAAATTTAAGATTATATGCTCGAGCCGAACAGTCTGTTCAAAAGTACAAAGATGAACTAGCTATTAATGGTGATTTATCTTACTTAAACTTAGACTGGAAACCTGTACCAATCATACCTAAGTTTGTTGATATTGTAGTAAATGGCATGGACAGTAAGCTTTACGATGTTAAAGCATATGCTCAAGATCCTGAGTCTTTAAAAAAGAGAACAGAATATGCTGCTAAATTACTTAGAGATATACAAGCACAAGAGCTAATAGATCAAATACAGCAGGTTACGGGTATGAACATGTATTCTACAGACAACCCAGAGGATCTACCTCAAAATAAAGAAGAGCTAGACGTTCATATGCAATTGACGTATAAGCAATCTATAGAAATAGCAGAAGAAGAAGCTATAAACAATACACTTGCTTTTAACAAATATGACCTGACTAGACGTAGAATGGCTGAAGATCTTGTAATACTAGGTATAGGAGCTGTTAAAACAAGTTTTAATTTATCTGAAGGCGTTAAAGTTGATTACGTTGATCCTGCTAATTTAGTGTACTCTTACACAGAAGATCCTAACTTTCAAGATATATGGTATGTCGGTGAAGTTAAATATATAAGCTTAAGTGAAATAAAAAAAGAGTTTCCTCAGTTAACGGATGAAGAGTTAGAGACTATACAGCAGTATCCAGGCAGTGAAAGTTATAACTATCAATTCAACGGAAGAAGAGATGGTAATAGTATAGCAGTATTATATTTTGAATATAAGACTTATCAAGATCAAGTATTTAAAATAAAACAGGGTGCTACTGGTTTAGAAAAAGCTTTAGAAAAGCCTGACACTTTTAACCCACCTAAAAATGATAATTTTGATAGAGTGCAAAGATCTATAGAAGTGTTATATGAAGGAGCTAAGATACTTGGCCATGAAATGATGTTAAAATGGGAGATAGGTAAAAACATGGTTAGACCTGATGCTAATTTAGTAAAGGTTAATATGAATTACAATATATGTGCTCCAAAAATGTATAAAGGCCGCATAGAGTCTTTAGTTGGTAGAATGACAGGTTTTGCAGATA